CACAAAAACAAAAGTGGCTCGACACTCGCCGAATTAACTACAAAGCAAACTTTGTTCCAGGTAAATCTCTGAAATACAAATTTGCTACACCTGATTCTATAATCATTGATGACACTAAATCTGTTATCGATGATTGGAATAAAGCCGGTGGTATTGGCATTCTTCACACAGATGCCATCTCTACCATCGCTATGCTGAAGATGTATATATGAAATCGCCTATATACTTCATACATTATGAAATATGTGGACAAAACAATATACATTTAATACAACGTTATACAAGGAAAATACTATGTCTTCATTCGCAAATCTAAAGCGCAACTCTGGCAACCTCGACAAACTGGCTAAAGCCATCGAACAGTTGAATTCTGCCGAAACTCCCTCAAAAGAAGATCATTTCTGGAAACCAGAAGTAGACAAAGCCGGTAACGGTTATGCTGTCATTCGTTTCCTGCCACAACCATCGGTTGACGGTGATGATGCACTCCCATGGGTGAAAGTTTTCAATCACGGCTTCCAGGGTCCTGGTGGTTGGTACATTGAAAACTCTTTGACCACACTCGGTCAAAAAGATCCAGTTTCTGAATACAACACACAGTTGTGGAATTCTGGCATCGAAGCAAACAAAGAAGTCGCACGTAAACAAAAACGCCGTCTTTCTTATATCGCCAACGTTTATATTGTGGAAGATTCTAAGAATCCACAAAATGAAGGTAAAGTGTTCCTTTACAAGTTTGGTAAGAAAATCTTTGACAAGATCAACGAAGCAATGAACCCTCAGTTTGAGGATGAAAAAGCAGTTAACCCATTTGACCTATGGGAAGGTGCTAACTTCAAGTTGAAGATTCGTAAAGTTGAAGGTTATCAGAACTATGACAAGTCTGAATTTGAGTCTGCATCACCATTGTTGAATGATGACGACAAACTGGAAGCAATCTGGAAGAAAGAGTTCTCTCTCAAAGAGTTTCTTGCACCAGAAAACTTCAAGTCATATGATGAATTGAAAGCCCGTTTGGACAAAGTTCTTGGTGTTGATGGTTCTGCACCTGCACCACGTACTACAGTCGAACAGGCTAAAGCAATGCCACGTAAACCTGCTCCAGTAGCAGAAGATGCTGGAATTGCTGATGATGATGACTTGGCATACTTCAGTAAACTAGCTGAAGACTGATAAAAAGGACCGAAAGGTCCTTTTTTTATACCCGTGATTTTGTTCTATTCAAAACGAAATCAAGAATCGCTGTATTATCACGTGTTGTAGCGGTAGATGTCACAGTTTGGTCTGGAGCCGATGTAGACGAACTATTGACTGATACAGAAGGTGATGAAGAACCACCAGCAGTCATTGTTGATTGCATATTCAAATCATTGTTCTCTTGTATTTTACCAACTACAGCAGAAGATGGTGGATTAGCGGGAACAGGTGTAGCGGCTGGCGGTGTAGCAGGTGTTGCACCACCAAGAGCATCAGCTTTCATATCATTCGCTATGCCTTGTGGTGCACCACCAAGAGCATCAGCTTTCATATCATTCGCTATGCCTTGTGGTGTTTCTGCTTGTGGATTTTCCAATGGTTTTCCACCAGCAGGTATGGCAGTTTGTGGTTGACCGGCTATTGCGGCAACAGGTGCTTGATACATTGCCTCACGTTTTGGATTATCAGCAAGCCATTTCTTTAATGCTGGTCTATCATTACCCAACTCTTGTTTGAGTTCAGCATCCGTAAAATCGGAATTAACAAAGTCTTCAACAGTTCTTCTTGGAAATTGTTTCAATACTTCGTTTTGATTTACAACTGTTGCTTGGCCAATTGTGGTTGCTTCTCCACGTAAACTCATTGCATATGGATTGTCTTTATACTTTGGATCATAAGGGTTGGCTTCAATTGCTTCTTTTTCCGCTTTACCCAAAAACAATAATGCGGCCAATGCGGCAAATGTTGTGACACCAAGTATTCCTGCACCTGATGTTAATAACGCAAAAAGGTTACTACCAACGAATCTACCTAATTTTGCGGCCATCTCAAGCAAAGGTGATATGAGATTTTTCAATTTAGAAATAGCTTCCATAACATTTGCTATCGCAGAAGATATCATAGACTTTATTGTGTCCCACAAGCCTTCAAACATTCCACCACCAGATTTTTCTGGTATAGCAGTTGTTGTTTTTACACCTGTGAAATCTTTCAATACTTTTAAAAATTCACCGTGTCTGCGTTGTTCTTCTGATTGTCGTTCTTCTTCAAATGACATGCTGATTTGTTTTCTTTTGAGATCATCTTCACGGTTCTTTTGCATAAATGATAACATTTTATTGAGAACTTCAACAGCAGAACCACCAAAACCTTCTGAAGGTACTTGACCTACAGAAGGCATTCTTGTGTAAGATGAAGATTTCTTTTTATCACCAGCAAAATAATTAATGTCTGATTGTGAACGACCAGTAATTCTGCCGAGAATAGCAGGAGCAAGTTTACCCCCACCTGTCATTGCACGTGCAATATTCATTGGATCAAATTTCTCTTTGATGCCAGTGCCTTTTGCTTTGAGTTTATCTGAGATTGCACCTTTGATGGATGAACCAACAGAACCACCTGATGTAATTCTATCAGTTATCAATGATGAAAGAGATTTACCTCTGATATTACTTGCTACTCTGTAGTCCATTTTATTATCTCATTGTTGGGTTAAGTTCTTCTTTAGGTGCGGCTCTATGTATATTTGTTTTTGCTTGTGTTGTGTTATTATTTTGAATAATTACTGGAGAACCACCTGCTGAACCTTGTGACATATTTTTTTTCATGTCGGCATTTTCCACAGATTTATTATTTAAGGCTTCAGATGCCGCAGTTGAACCTAAAGATGAAAATTTATTTGATGCTTGCAATTGTGAAATAGTTGTTTTTCCAATGCTTGTATTTGGATCAAAAAGTTTATCCAACCTCTCCTTATTAAAACCAACTGAACCAGAGGCAACGTTAGCTATTATCCACTTTCTAGCTTCATTTTCATCAGTGAAACTATTCAATATAGCCAATCCTTTTTTCGGGTCGCCACTACCTATACTATTCATCAAGTATGCTGCCGTGGCCTTAATTGCTGTTCCAAAATCTTTCGTTATTAAATCTGGATTTTTTTCAAGATCCACACCAATAATATCACCGACTTTTTTGTAGACATTTTTTCCAGTAATTTGTATTAATCCACGACCTCTATATTTGTATGCCTCAGCGCCGCCCGGATAAACTAATGAAAACCATGCTTCGTCACCTTGACTCATAACATTTCTGATATAATCTTCTGGTACACCTTTAGGGAAATTAAGTTGTTTTGCAACTCTTCCACCCGCTTTTAATTGAGGAAACTTCAAATAGAGATATTCAAGCCCTCTGGTATCCAATGTATTTTTCCATGGCTCAACACCATCTTCTTTACTATTAGGATTTAATTCAGATTCTTTTGCTGAAGTTGCAATTATTCCAGCTATTGCGGCTGTACTTGTAATTCCCATTGCTGAGAGTCCAGCCGCAACCTGTGCGGCTCGACCCGACATTGAAACTTTAGCCGCAGTTTTAGTGGCTTCAGTTATTGCAGGTTTAACAATACCTGGCTTTGGTGTGGTAACCGGTGGTGCTGGAGTAGCTGTAGGTGATGTTGCCGGTGCAGTTTCTTGTTTCTTTGCTGTATCTGCGGCCCGTTGTTTGGCTTCAGCGGCATCTTTAATTCGTTTGGCCTCAGCGGCATCTTTGGCTTCCTTAGCCTTCTTGGCGGCATCGGCCGCATCTTTGGCTTCCTTAGCCTTCTTGGCGGCATCGGCCGCATCTTTGGCTTCCTTAGCCTTCTTAGCGGCCTCAGCGGCATCTTTGGCTTCCTTAGCCTTCTTAGCGGCCTCAGCGGCATCTTTGGCTTTCTTGGCGGCATCGGCCGCATCTTTGGCTTCCTTAGCCTTCTTAGCGGCCTCAGCGGCCTCAGCGGCATCTTTGGCTTTCTTGGCGGCATCAGCCGCATCTTTGGCCTGTGTGCCTGGTTTTGGTGCTGTTTGTGCCGGTGGTGCTGTTTGTGCCGGTGGTGCTGTTTGTGCCGGTGGTGCTGTTTTTGTAGGTGGTGCTGTTTTTGTAGGTGGTGCTGTTTTTGTAGGTGGTGCTGTTTTTGTAGGTGGTGCTGTTTTTGTTTCAGCTTTTTCCCGAGCCTGACGTTTTTTTGCTTCTTTAGCCATATTTTTCATGGCTTTGCGTCTGGCTTTCGTAGCCTCGATAAACACATTTACTACCTCTTTGTGTCTATCTTCACGCATATTTTCATTCAGTTCATTGAATGAATCGAGTGTATCTTGTTCTTGCATATCATCGACTCTAGATTTCTCCATGAACGATAACATTTTCTGAAGAACTCTTGTTGCTTTTTGTGAACCACCAGTAGACATACTGGATGGAGTATAGTTATTAAAGTAACTAGATTCTCTTCTAGGTGTGTACTCTTTTTTACCTGAAAAGTATTTTATGTCAGAAGGCTTCCGACCAAGAAGTTTTCCAAGCATCGCTGGTGCAAGGTTGCTACCACCAGTGAGTACTTTTGCTATATTGAGTGGATCAAATTTCTCTTTAAGACCCAATGAACGGGCTTTCGATCTATCAGAAAGAGCGGAACGTGCGGAAGAAAAGACACCCTGACCAGAAGTCAGTTTGTCTGTCATTAAATCTGCGAAGCCTTTTTTTCTTATTTTGGCTGCCTCGTAGTAATTCATCTAATCTTTCTCTCGTTCTGTAACTGTTTTAGTTTCTGATTTTCATCCTCAATATACTGTATCAACATTGAGACATAAATGTCTCTTTCCCACGGTATCATATTCTCAAGTTCCGTTAGGGAATATTTATGATGTTGCATCAAAGAGAAATTAGTTTTATAGTAATTTCTCAGGTTATCATGCCCAAATATTAGCCGAAAAAACTTTCGAGCCCTTCAACGTCAAGTTTGTGTTCGAAGCCACAACGTGAACATTTCATTTCAATTTTCTTTTCAAGTTTAGGAAGATTCGCAAAGAAGTCTTCAATTTTAGCAAATTGCTGTTGATTTAGACCTTCAATAAATTCTACCATTTCTTCTGTTGTTGTTTCTTTTGCATAATAGAACTGTTCACCGTCAAAGATGTATTCAACAGATTCTGCAATCATTTCAAACGCAATGTCTGAAACGTTAGTGAGATTCGATAACTTGTTAATCACAGAGAACTCCGGATACTTCAATTTGATTGAGATTGTATCAGTGAGTTGAATAACATCATTGTTCTCTTTGACACCTTCAATTTTGATATCAAGTAGATTGAGTGATGTTTCCATGATATTGCCACATACAGAACCATCAACTTGATTGTCACAACGGTATTTGTTCTCAACAATCTCACCAACAGACCTAGCACGTAGGTTTAGGAAATAAAATTCAACATCAAGAACTGGAAGTTTCTCAATGTCAATGTTCTCTGTTACTGTACAGTTATTTAAAACTTGTTTGACGTTTTGTTCAATTGATTTAGAATCACCTGATTCCATTGCCATTAGCAAGTTCTTTTGTTCTTTCACTAGGAAAGGTCTAAAGCGAACATGCTTCTTTGATAACGGTAAATCCAATTCATAAATCGGTGTATCGATTTTTGGTAAAGCCATAATTTATTTCTCCATTTTAAAAGCCAATTTCTTGAATTCCCAATTCGGCAGCAGTGGGTGCCAGTGGACTCGATCTGAATATCGAGTCTGCAATCGTATTCTCCAGAAAATCCATTGCAAGAGTTTGTAACGAGTTGTCACGCCAGCTTGTGTACGCAAAAGTGACAGTAAGTTTGTGGTAGCCATCGGCTGACCAATTTAAATCCATTCCATTCACAGCAATCGGGAATGCATCAGCCAAATCAACAGAATATGAAACTTTATTTTGAACATCATACTGATTGATTCTAAGTCCAACAGAATAATCTTGTTTATATTTCAAATTGTAACTTGAATTTGGATTGATCCAGTTGAGCCATGCATCGAAGAATTTCTTTTCTTTCATGTCATCAGACACGATAAAAGTGAGTGACAGGTCATTGTATGATGACATGTACGGGAATTTCTCCTCGACACCATAAATCTTCATTGATGTTGTGGCAATCGTGCGACCAGGTAATTCTGCGTTCTCACAACGCATTGTAAGCATACGTGATGTTCCACGATAAGGGATCAGACCAAGTGGTATCGGAATGTTAACATCAAACTTGCTTGGTCTTGCTAGTTCTTTTGAAAAACTGGATTTAAATTCTGCTATTGAGCCTGCCATTAGTATACCTTACTGTTTGCTTTTTCTATTGATTCTTTGTGAACTTGTGAAGTTGTTGCTTTCATAAAGTTCGCAGTTGGTAAAAACAATGCTGTTTCCCATTCACCGGGATTGATTGTAAGAATCTTAGACTTAATTTGCGGGTTCAAATAGTGCTTCAGGCATGGTCTAAATTCTTTATATCTCTGTGTGGCCGCCAAAATTTCATACGTTATTTGTAATCGTTTTGGTTCATTATCTGCATTCATTACAGCAAGACCCATTAACTTATCAAGAAATGCGGCTCTGTATTTTGGTGGCAAATAATGCAGATTTAACCCAAGAAAGCCATCATCTTTCTTTTTGAGTGGAATCACCAAAGGAAAGATATCATAATAAGGTAGTTCCCTTTTAGTGAGTGGATCATAGAAGAAGTGATAGAGACCACCCATCTGAAACACACCACCTTGTCTAGATTTCTCTTTTGCAATCTCTTTAGCCAAGGTCATCGGAGATTTCAATTTCTTCATTCTATCTTGTAACCATGTGACCGATTTTCTGGACAAGAAATCTTGTTCCAGAGCAGTTTTTTGTTGAGCAATTTGAGTTAGTGTTGAAGCCATCCTCTATTTAGTCTAACTTTGGATGTATTTTTGTGAGCCAATCTAACTCTGTGCGACTATCATTCTCTGTGTACCAACCAGTGCCTTTAGATACATTGATGATTGATTCAAAGTATTCTTTGTACATACCACCAATCTTCTTGAAATTGTAGTTTTCTTCTGCCCATTCACGGCAAGCACGTGGTGAAATCGTATCAATATTCTTAGCCGCCCATACGAATTGTTCAAACGTGCGGCAACGGAAGCCAGTAACTCCGTGTTGTACTGTTTCGGTAAATGCACCCCAATCAACTGTGATGACTGGTGTACCAGATAACATAGCCTCAATGGCCACGTAGCCAAACGGCTCATTGTAAATTGTTGGACAGAATAGACCTTTAGCACCAGCCATAAGTCTCTTGCGTTTCTCTA